CGGTAAATGCTTTGGATGCCGGCGAAGGTGATGGCGTCGATGTCCTTGCGGCCGAGGCCAGCGCTGAAGATGCCCATGGGCGCGTTGGGCCAAGCTTCGCGGAGCTTGCCTGCGTTCTGCTCGATGAGCTCCTTGACGTGGGTGAGCATGAGCACTCTCGCGGACGGATTCTCGGCCATGATGTCGCGGCACAGCTGGGCCACAATGTGGCTCTTCCCGGCGCCGGTGGGGAGCTCCAGCACGGGGTTGCCGTAGGCGTTGTTTCTAAACCATTCATAGAGCGCGGCAATGGCGCGCTGCTGGTAATCGCGGAGCATCGCTCCTCCTTAAAAGTACGTCGGCAAAATGTCCCAAGTGGCGGGCAGCGGGAGGTGGTTATCCGCCCTTGCGACTACCTCTTGCTTCCATTTGACCCGCTCTTCCATCTGGTTCTGGTACGGCTCGCCGTTCTTCAGTCGTCGAATCCATTCAAGCCGCCGGTGCTGCAAGGTCATGCCCCGCGACAGATAGCGCTTCAACTCAACATCGAACCTCATCGGTGCTGCACCTCCAAATCCTCAATCACCTCCCACTCGTCACAGCCCTTGGGCTCGAAGTTGCGCGGAATCGTGCCTCCGTGCCGCTCGCAGTAAAAGGTGGCGTCGTCCTTTGCGCGGGCCCACTTACAGGACCGGCAGGACCGATTGGGCGCCACCTCGCCGTGGCAGAAGCCATGGGCCGGGCACATTTTGCAGCGCCAATGGGTGGCGTCGGTTGAGAGGGGCGGGGGAAGGCGATCATCGAGGCTCAGCCTATGCCCCCGCTCCACGAGCGACTCCGCCGCCTCCACGTCGAGCCGCACGCGCTCGGAGTAGAGCGTGTCATCGTCCTTGCAAATGGCCACATAAAGCGCCCGGTCGATATCAAGGCCGAGCATATACACTTGCATCTGGGCCCAGTGCTGGGGCTTCGACTTCTTGACCCCGTGCTTGACCAAATCTTTGAAGGATTGACGGTTGTGGGTCTTAAATTCAGCGACGTGGCGCTTGCCCGGCGCCTCCGGCACGCCCCGCTCAATCACGGCATCGGCCGACCCCCGCACAAAGCCGCCAAAATCGACCTTGGCCTGAGCCTCACTGAACACAATGCCCACCGCCCTCATGTCGGCCATGAGCACGTCCTCCTCCATGTGCCCACGGCGGAACAGGCGGCGCATCCGACCGGGAAACTCCTGCACAACCACCCACCGGAAGTTGAGCCAGAGCCAGCGGTCGCAGTGGTGGCCGAGAGCTGACGCCCCCATGTGGAATCGGGGGCGCTCGCTGACTGCCTCATGGTGCTGATCAATCAACGCCGCGAGGGTGTTGATGGGCTGAGGCAGGGTGGTCATCACTTGCTCCAAGGTAGACCGCCGGTCGGTGCTGGCGGAGGGCTGCTGGGCTTCGAGATAGAAGGCGTGCTCTGCGCCTTCCAATCCTTCACCTCATTGCTGTCCCCATACTCCTCCGACTGACGGATCGTGACCTTCACCAGCATCTCACCGCCGATGAGTTGGTCGGTGTCGGAGACCTCCTCCAGCCCCATGGAGCGGATGAGCTTGGCCAGCTGGCTCCGCCCAATCTCCTCCGCCTTGGCGTTGGGGTTGCGCACCGTGATCATGCCGAAGATGACGCGGCCGGCGTGGTCGCCGCTGGTCACGTCATAGCGCACTTTGACGTAGTTGCCATTGCCGGCTTTCGTTTCCTTGAGCTCCGCCTCGGTGATGCGGACGTTGTACCAGCCCGCCGGGATCGGCGAGTAGTCATTGCTTGCAGGCGCCTCGGAGGCGCTGAACACTTGGCCAAGTTGTGCCATTTTTACTGCTCCTTATCGTTTGGGTTTGCAAGGGCGAACGAAGGCCGCCCGGGCTTGGTGGTGATTGCCCCCTCAAGGGCCTTGCGGATGCCTTCATCGGCATCGTTCCATTGGCGGAGGTTGAGCTCCGGCTTCCAACGGAATAGGTCGGCGAGGTGGGCTTGCAGCCCGTGCTCCGCCGCGAGCTCTTGCAGCGCATCAGTGTCGATGCGTCGGTTGAGCCGTTGCGTGACCTTCATGACGTGCGTGTCGGTCTTAATCGTCTGCACGCCTTCCATGTCGGTCAGTTCAAGGTGCTGGGCGATCTCGTCCTCGATGAGGCGGCGACGGTCCTGCCACGCCTTCTCGGACTGCTTCGCCTCCTGCCAGAAGCCGATGAGCTCCGCCAGCGTCGGGGTACGCTCAAGCATCGCCATGATTCACCTCCTGCACCCGGCCTTCCTTGACCATGGCGTCAGCGATGCGGAAGGCCTTCCATGCTAGTGACCGGTACTCATAAGGGTCATTCGGGTCTGCGTTCAAAAGGTCAGGGAGGTGCTTAATCAGCGCCTGCATGGCAAAGGCCGCAAATGCGTTGCGATCACTCATTGGGCCGATCCTTGCGGGGATCATCCCCGTCAGCAAAGCGCAGATACCAAAGGGCCTTTTTGTAGTCCTCGGCGGTCTTGCCTTTGTACGGAGCGCGCCACTGGTACTTAAAGGCATTAATGCGAGCATAGGTCCGCACGGCCTCCTCCCCGAATACCTGCACCATGGCGTCGATGCACTCAATGCCGCCGGCTTTATAATGCTCGGGGTTGTTCACCGGGTCGGCGATTGCTGCCTGCTCTTTCTTCCGCTGAGCGGCTTTTTTCATCGCTTTGCTCCGACGTAGCTTGATGTTGCGTGCGCGGCTCAACTCGCTCGTGCACTTGCGGCAGTAGCCTTGCAGGCCATCCTTGGTGCTTCGATTCTTGTTGAAGAGATCGAGCGACTTTTTCTCTTGGCAGCGTTGGCAATACTTCATCGGCTCCTGCGTGCGTGCCGGAGCCATCGCGCTCATACCAACTGCCACCGCCAACGGGTTAGGTTCAAAGGTCATAGCTATCCCTCCGCCATGATTTTGTTGATGACAGCGCCAAGGTCGGCGCCTTCCCAAGCATCGAGCCGCCCCGAGCGATCCTTTGCGGACCAGAGGCCGTCCGATGCACACATGAGGGCGCGTTGGGGTACCCCTTCCGCGTCCTTCTCGACGCGAAGCGCCAGCACCTCGTCGAAGAAATAGGGCAGCTGCTGGGCCAGCTTGTTGCCCGGCATGGAGGGGGCGTAAAGAATGCGGCCCGTCTCGTCCTGCGCCTTCTCCATCTTGGCGGAAAAGTAGACGTGCTTGCCGGGTAGGTCACGGAAGGCGCGAATGATCATTTGCATCTGATCTTGAAGCGCCCCATAGGCTTGCCGTGGGTCTTTGGCGGTCGCCTTCTCCGCCGTCAGCACCACTTCCGCGATCTCGCTGATGGAGTCAAGTGCGACCGACTTGAATTGCGCGGCCTCCTCCGACTCCGTGAGCCATTGATAGGCTTCCTTGAGATCATCCATCGACTTGATCTCGATGAAGGGCACGTCAGCGCCTTTGATCGAAAGCAGGCCGCCCTCTGCGCTAAGCACGAGGGGTGATGGAAGTGTGGGAATCAATGAAGTCTTGCCCGCGCCAGCTGCGCCGTACACAAGCAGCCGCACGTTGAGGGCAGACACGTCGCCCGTTCGTTTCAATGAAATGGCCATGGTGGCCTCCTCTGATTGTCCCCGGTTGGCACCTTTGCCGGTTGGGGTGTTGCTACCTTAGGCCCTGAAGGGTTATGGTGTCAACCCTCACCGCAACACTTAATGGGGGAACAAAATGACCACAATTGAAGCCATCCAGCACTTCGGTGGCAAAAAGGCGCTTGCAAGGGCGCTTGATGTATGGCCGCACGCAATCGGCCGCTGGGGGGAAAGGCCGCCAATGGCTCGGCAGTTTGAGCTTGAGGTGATCACCAATGGGGAGCTAAAGGCAGATCGCGATGACGTCATCAAAAGAGCAGAGTAACGTGTTACCCATTACGTTGACGGTGGCCCTGCGCTACGCCGCCATGGGCTGGCCCGTGCTGCCGCTCGTGCCCAATCGGAAGGTGCCGGCCACGGCCCACGGGGTGCACGATGCGACCACGGACGCCGAGCGCATCCGCAGATGGTGGACTGAGAATCCGGCCTATAACGTCGGCATCGCCGCCGGGAAGGAGTCGGGCCTCGTCGTCTTCGACGTTGACCCGCGCAATGGCGGCCTCGATGGCTGGGACGAGTGGAAGAAGCTGGCCGGGCCACACGAGGACGGTGCCACGCAGCTGACGGCAGGGGGCGGCTATCACTACTTGGCCCTCTATGATCCCACCATCATGTCCTGCAAGCTGGAGCAGGGAGTGGACCTCCTCTCTGACGGCAAATACTTCGTTGCCTATCCCTCGACCATCAACGGCAAGCGCTATGAGTGGGAGGCAAGCGACGACCCCCTTGAAGGCGTCGCGCCCTTCCGCATCCCCCAGCCATGGCTTGATCAATACCTAAACAGGTCTAAAAAGAAGATCAGCTCCGACTCCGAGCTCATCAAGGGCAATCGAAACGATGGGCTGACCGCCGTTGCCGGGGCCATGCGTCGGCACGGGCTGGGCGAGCGGGAGATACTGGCCGCCCTTGAAGTCTGCAATGAGACGCGCTGCGACCCTCCCCTCCTGTCATCTGAGGTGGCGCGCATTGCCCGCTCGGTGGCGCGCTATACGCCAGAGGAGGACACAGCGGCCGATGTGGCGCTGGGCTCACAGATTGCGGAGGCGCTCCTCGGTACAAAGGCCTTCGCCCCGCCCGCCAATGACTGGATCGTCAAGGCCGACGACTTCAGTGCCCAGCCTGCCGCCATTAACTGGTGGGTCAAAATGTGGGTGCAGAAGCGGGCGCTGATGATGGTGCACGGGCCCAGCGGCGGGGGCAAAACCTTCGTCACGCTCGACTGGCTCTTGCATATAGCAGCGGGGCGCCCCGAGTGGGCCGGGCTCAAGGTGAAGAAGGGAACGGTGCTCTATCTGGCCGGAGAGGGCCATGCTGGCCTTCGAGCACGGATCGCCGCGTGGAAGCACCACCACCAAGTGACCGACGTTGACTTCTACCTCTCCACTGATGCCATTGATTTGAATCGGCCAGACGGGCTGCGCCGCGTCATCGAGGCGGTCGAGGCCCTTGGCTTCATCCCCGACATCATCGCCGTCGACACGGTGCACCGGCACATGGAGGGCGATGAGAACAGCGCGGCGGACACCAAGACCTTCATTGATGCCTGCGATGCCCTCATCAACCACTTCAATGCCACCGTGCTGCTGGTGCACCACACCGGGAACAGTGAGGACGCGCAGCACCGAGCTCGTGGATCATCCGCTTGGCGCGGTGCCCTTGACATTGAGATCAG